GCCCTACCTTTGGCGTTCAAACCACCTTGAGGGTTCTTACCTTCTTTGCGTGTCCACGCTGGACTCTTTGCCATACTCCCCGTACTTTCCAAGAACAGACCTAATGATTCCGTTTTTACCCATACGAACCACTAGGCCGTCTTTGATTTGAATTGAGTTAAATCCATCGTGGCGTTTATAACTACCAGATGATGCCATTACTTACGCTTAAGTCTAGGTGGTGAGATTTTAGTTTCAGGTATAAACAATCCTGGATACTTTTTCTCAATTGCTTTTTTAGCAGAAGCCTCGGCCCCTGCCATGCCTTTAGGAGATATCTGTTTTTGAAACTCCTTGATAGCATCATTACCTGTAGGTTTTTTCTTAAGAGATATAGGCTTTCCTTTTATTTTTGAAGCAACAGTTGGTCTTGCTTTTGGTTTGGATTTTTTATTAATGCTTACCCCAAATTTAGGGTCTAAATTTTTAGACTTCTTTTTAGGTACATCATACATTTTATCCATGTTACTTCTTCTTACCCATTTTCTTCATGGTCATTTTCTTTACACCTTTTTTCATAACCATTTTCTTGCCTGACTTCTTGGCTGCTTTCTTTGCCATAGCCATTCCTTTTGGACCATATGAATATTCTTTTCCATTTACCATTGGCATATTATGCTCCTAGTTCGTTGATTGTTTTAGCGGTTTTTTTATCTATATGTCTAGCATTTGGGTCCTTCTCAGCATTGTAAGCCCTACCCAAATTCTCTGATGCTTTTTCTGCTGCAACTATCTTAGCCATAGTAGTTCCTGCTGGCTGGATACCTTGCTTACGAGCATTTCTATAGGCTTCTAGTTCGCCCTCCCACTTACGTAATGGCATTGCTGCCCTACCGTTAGCGTCACCTGTACTTAGTTGTAATCCTTTAGCCTTGCATCCAAAGCAAGGGTCAACTTCACAATTACTATGGTCCTTTACATAAACTTCTTTTTTGCTTGGAAATGGTTTAGGTGATGTAGCATCACACTCAGTGCATCCATATAAGGATACATGCTGATTCATCTGACCATCTTTTAATTCATATGCCCAATCAAGAACCTTACTCTTGTGGTCGCATTCCATACTGCCCCCTATTGTGCTGTGAAGTTAGCCTCTGTAACTCCAACATTGCCTGCAATTAATCTTGTCTTGGTATCTTCGTCAACTATATGACGGCTGCCGCCAAGGTAAACCTCTTGGTAATTCTGTAAGTCTTCATCTACTAAGTAGCGTACTTGCTTATATACACCATTATCACGAATAATAGTTATCCCACGATTTAATTTATAAAAGTAAAACAAGCGGTGTCCACCCGCTGGACCTTCTCTAACTATTGGTGTATCAAAAACATATGTAGTCATTTAAGTCCTTTATTAAGAGAGGGGCAGGGCGTAAGCCCCACCCCTCATTGCTACTAAAGAGCAGCGATTGATGAACCTGATTCGATTCGATACAGTGCTTCTTCACGGTAGCGAGCAAAGCCAAGAACGCCATACCAACCCATTGGGCGATGACGCATTAACTTGTCAACTACTGGTCCGATAACTACATGTGGCTCTTCAGCAACGGCTTGTGCCATTGCTTGCTGTCCTGCAATAATTGTGCGGAATACACGAGTTACAGGAGTTACAGTTACAACTGTTGTTGCTGTAACTGCAGCAGTGTGTGCTGTGTCTACAGTAAATGTTGTTGTTGAACCGCTTGTTGAGATTGCAGTAATCTTGGCACCTGAAGCGATACCTGTTCCTGAAATCTTGTCGCCAACTTCAGCACGTGAAGCGATAACTGCTGAAGAAGCAACGCCGAATGTAAATCCTGCTGATGTTCCTGCTACTGTTACTGCTGTTGTTGCTAATGTTGATTGGTCAGCACCATCCTTGGCTGAGTAAAGACGTGGTGACTCAATATAGAATGCACCTTCGTAGTTACCAATTTCTCCAGCCCAGATGCGGTCCTGTGAAGAACCGTATTGGTTAGGAAGTAGCCAACCTTGTCCTGAAGAGGACTCGGCACGTAGGTCGTGTGATACTTCTGGGTGGATACCAGCCCAGTATAGTGAACCTTTACGTGCAACTGCTTTAGCAGAACGTAACTTAGCGATAGCCCTACGGATATCTGCTGAGTCAATTGTTGCTGCTGCTGCAACTGTTACTGTAGATGTTGCTGTAGCACCTGAGTAGATTACGTTTGTTCCAGCACGCAATGTCTCCATTGCTACTGCATCAATTGAATCTGCTAGGTTGTAAGCGATAATATTTGCGATTGCTGGGTCTACATCAGCAAGGCTGAATAGTTCCAACGCACGTGTTACCAATACAGAGTTACCATACTCATTAAGAGTAATAGAAACTGTGGTTGGTGTTGATAGTGCTACTGCATCTGGGTCAGTTGTCTCAGATAGAGTAGATGTTTTTTGAGCCAAGTCAACGTACTTCTGTAGAACTACGGTTGAGCCTGGGATTGATTGACGGGCAGGTGTTTTATCTGCGACTGAACGAATTAGTGGTTCAGAACGGAGAGCAAACTCCAATAAGCGGTCATATGCTTGTTGGACAAGACCTGCACCACCAGCGGTTCCGCCAAGTGTGGCCGAACCTACTCCTGTGTATGCATTAGGCATTTGTCACCTCCAAGGTGATTAAGAATTACTATGGATTAATTATTATTCTGCACGTAGAATGGCAAGAATCTCATCTGCAGATTGTGCATTAGATAATCTCATTTCCAAATCTTCTGTGCGTTCAGGGGTTAATGCATTCTGAGTAAGAATATCTTGCTGCCTTAAGGCTGCTCGATTAAGTTCTTGTTCAGGGTTAGCAGGCTCCGCAGTTTTTAATCCAAACAAATCAGCATTCTCGTCAAGCCAGGTATTAACTGACTCTTCATTAATGTCTTCTAAGTCTTTCATAATTAAGCGTTGCGCTTTTAAATTAACGCCCTTCTTTTCTAGGACTTCCTTGACGACTCTCTCACGCTGCACCTTGGACAATCCCTCAAGTTGCTCAGTAAGTTCCTTGATACGTTTCTCATCTGCACGTTTGGCTTTTCTTAGTCTTTTAACTAAGTCATCACCTTGCAGAGGTGTATCGTTATCTTGGTCTTCGTCTTCGTCTTCCCAGTAGTTGTTGCTCATAGCAACCCACCCTTCTATTCGTTGATTAGTCGCAAGCCACAAGTCAATTCGGGGAAATTGGTTGGCTCTTGCTACCAGACTTATACACCCCACGGGGCTGGTCTATCCGTGTGGGGAATCTATTTAGAACTGACCTGCTGCAGAACCTCTACGCAAGTATGTAGTTGACAATCCTGCTGCACCTACACCAGATGAACCCTGGAATTGTGCTTCTTCAGTAGCAACTAATTTTTCTTTCTTTCGTTTAGCAGATGCTAAACCTTTAAAGGTTGCAGATTCTGCATCTGCCTGATTATATCTAGTGCCAGTCTCAGAATATATGTCACCAAGTTTAGCAGCGGTAGGTAATTCCTGTGCAATGGTTGAGTAACCAGCCTGTGCCTGTTCTCTACTAATACCAAATCTAGCCAACTCTTCAGCACTTGCCATAGTTGCTGGTAATCCTTGACCAATTGCTGCACCACCAATTTCAGCAGAGACAGCCTTCTCTTTAAGATTTACTAAAGCCTTCTTAGGGTCTAGGAAATACTTAACAAGGTCTGTATCACCAATACCATAAAAATCTTGAAAGGCTTGTTTTGTTGCTGGGTCAGCCATCTTAACTCTATCTACTGCAGTAGAAACTCTTTCAGTAAATTCAACAGAAGATATATCGGCACCAATAACATCGGCCATTGCTGATTGTTTAACACTTCTTTCTACACCAAAATAACTTTCAAGACCATATGATTTAAGTGTTCTTGTATAATCATCTTCTAATGCTAGGTATTCAGCCTCACTTAATACATTCAAACCAGAGGAACGTCTTAATTCATTTCCTCTAAATCTTGTAATATAAGCCTTGTTATATCTTGGGTCAGTCTTTAAAGCAAGAGTTGCCTCTTCTGCTTCGTAACCTTCCTTCATTAAAGTCTCTATCGTGCTGGCTAATTCACTTAAACCATACTGGGTAAATACATCTTTAAGAAGAGCAAAAGCATTTCGTCTTGCTTTTTCATCTTGCATCTTTGCATAGGCTAGAGCAGGGTCTTCTCCCCCACCTTCTTCTTCTCCGCCACCAACATCTTCTCCGCCACCAACAAGACCTTTATTATATTCTTCTAGTAATCTTTGAAGTTCTGTCTTATCTTTTTGTATCTGTTTCATTCCTTCAGCAAATTGTTTATCAAAGGCTGAAGTACCACCACCAGTTTTAATAGGTTGTTGTTTAGTAGGTTGAACTAATTTACTTCCAGTTGCTGCTTTACCGCCACCTTTAGGTGTAGCACCAGATGACTTTGTTGCAGGGGCTTTAGATACGCTAGGTGCACCTTTAGGATTACCAGCGCCGTAAGTAAAAGTTGAAGTAGATTTTTTCTTAGGTGCCATTATGCTATCAATCCAAAATTACGCAGAATATTATTTGCATATCCTGCTGCTGTTTCTAAAGCATTTGAAGTATTAGCCCAACGTGGGTCTTTCTTAAGAGCACGTTCAAAATCAGTCAAGTTCATTGCTCCTTTGTTCCCGTTATTCTTAAGTGCCATTTGAATTGTTGGATTTAATGTATCAATCTGTGATTCTGGTATCTCTAGAATCTGACGCATTGTATATTTATAGTTGGCAGATAAATCATCTAAGTCAACACTCTCAGATAAAACATCTGATAAGTTAGAATAGGTAGCCTTAGATACCGCAAGTAACTTTGCTTGGATTGCTTTTGTATCTCTTTCATTATTCTTTAATCCAGTTGATACATACCGCAAAGCATCTTTATTAGATAAAGTTACTCCGTAACTTTTAGCATAGGCTAATACATTATTAACATCCTGAGCAGCCTTGCTACCACCCTTTAATATTACATCAATGTCAGAACCATCAAGTGCTTTACCAGCAATTTTACGTTGTAGTTGTAACATATCTTCAGCGTCTAATCTATACTCACCAGTAGTTATCTGTGAAGTACCGCCAGAATCTGTTTCTTTAGTAGTAGTAACTTGAGCATTCTTTTTTTCCAGTGCTCTTAATTGTTTATAATATCTTTTTTGTTCTTCATCTGTAGCGCTTCTACCTACATAATCCATAAAGAATCTATTTAGGTCAGACTCTGCTTCATCTACTTTAGTTACATATTCATCATAAGATATTTTAGGTCCGCCCAAACCTTCTTCTTTTAAGTCTTCTTGTAAATATTTAAAAAAAGGTTTTGGATTAATATTTTTATTAAGTTCTAAATCATTTACCATTACCTTAGTATGCTTTTGCAAAGCATAGGATATGGCTTGACCAAAACTACTGCTAGTAGTATCAAGTCTATCGTAATCAACTTGAGGAATTCTAAGACCAGCACCTCTTAAGTCATCAAATAAACCTTTAAGTCCACGAGGGGATTTACTAGCATCTTCTATAATTCTTTTTCTTAATGCATCAAAGTTAGATGTAGATGGAGTGTAAGGATTAGATAAAGCACCACGCCTTAATTTACCGCCTACGGTTTCTACTGGTCTGCTCTCATCACCTATATAGATATATTGTTGAACTTGAGCATCACCTTCGGTACCACTAACCCAACTACCACCATCATCAGGGTTAACTGTTACTTTTAAACCTTTAGCATTAACGTCTTTAACAAACTCATTATCGCCTTCATACTGTTCATCCTGAACTGTACCGCCAGTAGCAGTAGATTGTCTTTCTTTTAAAGTTTTTATTTCTGTTCTTAGAGTTTCTGCTTTAGCAGTATCTCTAGTTTCTTCTGCAACCGCTAAGTCTCTTTCTTTATCCGTAATATCTTTAGTTCTTTTTTCTGCTGCTTTTTTATCAGAAATAGATAGCATCTGAGTTTTAAGTGATTCTATCTCAGTCTTACGAGACTCAATAGTATTACTTAATTCATCTAATTTAGCCTTTGCTTTATTAAATCTATCAATACTAGTTGGTCTGTCATCGCCTCTCCAAATAGCCATTTGCTGGCGTTGAAGTTGTATGTCCCTTAAGTCACGGGCATTTAATGATTCAAGACCTCTTTGTTTGTCTCTTAACTCACGTTCTGTTAATTCAGCCATTAGTATCCTTTATATGTTTTAGCAGTGTAAGTATCTCGGGAGTAGTAACCAAGAATTGATTTAAATATTGCTCTATTTGCTTCTGTTAATACAGCATCTCCAGAACTTAAACTTATAATTAAGTTTTCTAATTCATCTCTAAAACTTCTTTTAATATCAGCGAAGTTGTCTGCCTCACGAATTGAAGCATCATTAGACAAAGACACGAACTGGCGAATTCTTGATGTAGCCATTGCTAATCTTTGACGTGTTCCAACTGGCATATTAATAGATGAATCTTTAATCATCTCTTCAAGATTAGTCAACATATTTAACTCTGTTGCTACCTCGTTACCACCAGCCACAAGGGTTGCTTCTAGCAATGGATTAGATGCTTTAAGTAATGCACGTCTTCTTGT